GAAAACGGAAAACACGAAGAATAAGAAAGGAGGAAGTAGAATTGTTAAAAGTGGCTTGTGTGATTATTGTTGCGAAAGTAATTTTTGATACATTAAGAAATCATAATCTTATTGATGATAAAAAGGGGGGTACTTAGAAAGCCTATTTCTTTATAAAAGAATGGGCTTTTTGAACGATAGTTAAAGACGGTCGTTTATAGAAGTAGAAAATGAGAATAAAATATTTTAATAGATATTTAACTGGAAAAGATGCTGAATTATTTATGAATGGAGATTATTAAAAATGGAATTTACAATAGATGTTTTAACAGCTAAAGAATTAGAAAAGAAAGGAAATTTAAAACTTGTAGATTATGGTGGAAGAAAAGATTATATTGCTATTCACGAAAACAATTATTATGTTTTAGTAAAAGAAAAAAATAATTCTTATTACGAGTTATTAAAAAAATAATACGAGTTAAACAACATGCAACTAGAAGAACTAGAAATAATCTTGGCTAAATCTTTAATAGATTATGAATGAGAATATATAAAATGAAGACAACACTAAAAATATTATGAGGTAAATAATATGAGAATAGTAAAAGAATATATAAAACTAAGAAAAAGTATAGTAAACTCAAACAATGAAGAAGAATATAAAGAAATACTTGATTTATCTACCATTGGGGTTAAAGAATTAGAGAAATATACAAGGTACTTATTTAAGAGGATAAACGACCTAAATTAAACTACTATTTGCACTAAATACCCTGCCTATTTGTTACAAATAAGGCGTTTTAATAAGCCTTATCTGGAACAACCTTCTTAATACTACAAATCTTCTTATTAAAAGGATCTTTATCCCTTAATTTCTTAAGTTTATCTTCAGATAACAATTTTGGTTTATTTTTATGTATATTCTTTACCATTTTGTTATATTTGTTTTCATTCATTCTTTTTACCTCACAATCCAGTTTTTAGCTAACAAGATCCCTAACATTATAATTATTACCCCACCAACAGCCATAAAACCACCAGCACTCCAAGCCATAAACACAATAAGCACCGGAGTAAGAAGAATAAGAGCTGACTCAATAGGAATACGAAACATAACAAACAAACCCAACAACAAAATAAAAATAGCAAGTAAAGTCAAAAAAGGAGTACCAGAAACATTAGTAGTAAAACTAATAAACATATCAGCCAACATCCCCGAACTATTCATAAACACCATTTTATCCCATCTCACCTATTAAAAATTAAAAGTATCAATAATAACAAAGTTAACCCGTACCACAAAGCACCAAAACCGAAAACGAACTCTGGCGGTGCATTAACATTATTAAAATAATGAACCGGACCACCAAGAAAACCAGTAAAGTAATCCCAACCAGTAACGATACTACCAGTAGCCTTAGAAAACCAAGATTTAAGAGACCTAGCAGAATCAGTAAACAAGTTACCAGTCTCAGTAGAAACACTATCAGAAGCCTCAGGAATAACCCCAGACGAGTTACTAGACAACAAGTACCCACCAGAACCATCAACATTAAACTGCTGAATAAAACTCTCATTATCATAAAATATAGAACCACCACTAACAGAATAATCAGACTGAACAGCAGCAATTCCCACCTGAGAAAAGAAAAGCAAAACATCCACTACAAGAATAATAACAAGAGTCAAAATAAGCTTATCATTAGCCAAAAATACCACCCCTAAAAACAAGCACACTACCAACAAATAAAGCCAAAAGTATAGTCCACAAAGGAATAAAACCAGTAGCAGCAAAGAACACGTAAACAAGCAACCCAAGAGCAAGAGAACCACCAAACCCAGCAACCAAGTAACCAAACCCAGCAACAAGAATAACAGCCAAAACAACAAGCATTATTCTCTCAAAGATACCAAGATCAGAAAACCTCTCATCCATATTACCCCAAGCTATACTAGAAGAATTAACAAATCCAATAGGATGATAAAAAGTTTTATTATCAGTACCAGACAAAGAAGTCAAATAATAATAATTAACCTTAACAGAATCAAACATTTCAGGATTAGTAATATTAAAAGCAAAACTAAAAACTTCACCATTAGCATTATTACCAGAATAATTATTATAACTATCAGGATAAGAAACATTAAAGTAATAAGAAGAAAGCAACCCAAGAGGAGAATTAATGGTAAAAGAAAAATTGTTTAATCCCTCTGTAAACGTTTTAGGTGAATAATAAATACTAACACTATCAGAAATAAACACCTGTGAACTAGAAGATTCCATTTTAACTATATAAGTAGATGAATCAATAGGATCAAGACTAAACGTTTTAGTTGCATAACCACTTTTAGAACCAGAAATAGTATAAAAAGTATTATTAACATATTTAGCAGTAACACTACCAGTTATATCAGATAGTTTAGATGATACAGCGACAAGAGAACCATTAACAAACCTAGACAAAGAAAAATAAACTCCCTCGATAGCTGTACCAGTATTCTTATCTTGAAACAAAAAAGTTACATCAGAATAGTTAGTATCAAAATATATAGTTAGATCCTGGTGAGAACGATCAGCAATAGTAATAGAATAATACTTATCATCTAAGCCAGTAATACTAGCTTTAACACTATAAGCACCATCAATAATATTATCCTCGTAGTGAGTACCATTACTAGTATTAAAAAGGTAAGAAGTAATATCACTAGTAAGAAGAATATTAGTAAGATTTGTCACTAATGAATTATCTGTTTCCCACCTAATATTAAAACTAATACTATTATTTGTATATAAAAAGAATTTATGCGCAGAGTTACCAGAAATAAGTTTGTTAACAGAGTTATTAAACAAAGCATAGGTACTAGCATCAATAGTGATATTATAAGTATCACCATTAATAACACCGAATATTAATTCACCACCAGTAGTAGAATAAGTGCCTGAATGGGAAGAATTAAGACTAGAATAAACAATACTAAAAGAATCAATTCCAATACTAGAAATGGCACTTTCAGCAGTTATATTAAGCTCAGTTGGAAACAGCTCATAATAAATAGTATTTTGTTCAAGACTAGTAACATTAAAGCCATCGATGATTCTATCACTGAAAGCACCATTATTAGAATGAAGCGTTAAAGAATTATATTCACCTTGATTAGGATAAAAAACATCCACGCTAGAAGTAGTATTAATAAGAACTATTGAACCATTATACAAAGTCCAATTACTAATTGGGTTAGAAGAAAAAGCTTCAGTAATATTAACCCACATAATAGACTGATAAAGTTTAGCCTCTAAATCATTACTAGTATTATGATTAAGGTAAACCCTATCAATATAGTTAGCAGAACTTATAGTTAAGTTAGATGGATTAACAGCACTAATAGTAGCTATACCAGACGAGTTACTCTCAAAAAACGTAGTACCACCATTAACACTAACATTAAAAGAAGTAATAGCAGAACTATTCCAAAGATTAGAAGCATTAACAAGGAAAACATTAGGAACAGCCTTAATATCCCCAGAGATATAAGCAATAAGATTACCATCATTTATATAACCTACTCCACTATCGAGTTTATATTGTAACTCAACATCAAATAAACCAGTACCAACATCAGTAAATAAGTATTGTAAAGTAGTAACCCCCCTAAATAGATTATAAACAGTTCTAACATATTCTGGCGAATAACCCGAATTATTATAATATAACCTATAAGTAACCTGACAACTGTAACCATCACAATAAGTAGAAGGAGAAGCCTTAACAACTAAATCTCCTGTTGCGTGTTCAGAATTATTAATTGTAATAGTTTCAGCAGTAGCCCAAGTAGAAGAAGTAAGTTGTTTATCAAAAGAACCAGTTTGATTAAACATAGATTTATGACCTATCATTTCTTTAACAGTTAAATTAATATCAAAATTTCCTCTACCACCATAAAGCGGAATAACTTGTTTATAAATTAAAATTGGAACTTCTGTTTCGCCAGTAAAATTATAACCAATACTAAAAGCACCACCATTACCAGAAGATCCTGTTGTTCCACGCCTACTAAATACAACTGGATCATCATTACCAATTTTAATAACTGCCGAAAGAGTACCCGTATTTGTATAATGATAATTTATCATTCCGTCAATAATTAACTGTCTAGATAATCCTGTTGCTGAAAGATTGCTAGTGTTAAAAGTAGTATTAGATATAAGTACTAAAGTAGAAGAAATGATAGAACCACTATTCTCACTTATATGCAAATGGTTAATTTCTGAACCATCAGAACTAGTTAACAAGTGAACTATACCAACACCATTACTAACAATAATGTTCCCACCTAAACTACTTGTCCTACGACAATAAAGGTCAAGACTAACATTAACACCCTGAGTAACTTCAAACTCAGAACTAATAGTATAAATATTACCAACACTAGCAGAATCAAAACTTCTATTAACCTCGGTATCGTAATCAACACTATCAACAAGTATCTTACATTGCATCTCAAGATCTTTAGAACTTTCAACTTCAAAAACACCACTAATAGTAGCATTACTAGAATTAATAGGCAAAAAAGAACCAGAAGAAACCAACTGATAAGTATTGCTATTAACCTGTACATCTGATCCTTGTTCAAACAAAACATTAGTCTCAGAATAGCTTGTAGGATTTGAAAAAGGGAATTGTTGGTCTGAACCGGGAGAACTAGAATTATATAAAAAATCAATATTGTCATCTGTATAAGCATCTGTAGAAATTAAGTACTCGTCTATTTCTCCATCTAAATACCCCCAAGGGGTTGAAAAAAGATACTTTTTTTGACCTAAATATAGTGCCATAGATGTATCATAAACCATATCACTTCTAATAGTCTTATTTTCTAACACGTTATCAACATACATTTTTAAATGAGTTGTGTTATCTACAACGGCTAAATGATGCCAAGCGTTATCACAAACATCAGTAGTAGAATACATTTTTCCAAGAACAGCACCAATAGAATCCATATATAAAAAATAATATTTTCCATTACCTTGTACATTTATAGCACTCCACCAACCAAGCCTAGCACCATTTTGATAAATTTGTACTCCTTGATAAGGACTTGGTTTTGAAGGAACTTTTAACCAAAAAGCAATAGTTTTTTCTTGAAAATTAAAATCATTAGTAGTAATATACATATGGTCACCGTTAGCATTAGTGTATTCTTGGTCTGAATCAATAATACCTGTTCCTAAATCAGTATTATAAGTTAAATTATAGTTTCCAACAGCATCAGTTCCATTATTCATTTTATAATAAGCAAGAACATTATCAGGGTCGGGAGCAGTAGCAACAGCGAGAACACTAGTGATTAATAATAATAACATTACAGGTATTAAAATTAGTTTATTGTTCAACTTCTACCACCAAAACTACTAACACCAACAAACATAACCAACAATAAAGCCACACCGATAAAAAGGTTTAGATTACCCCACATAAAAGCTTCAATTCCTACCATAGAATTATCAGTTATAGCACGTTGTCCCCACTCAGAAAAGAACTGACCGAAAAACAAAGCCCAAAACACTATAAATATTATAACCCAGAAAAACATAGTGTAAAGTTGCCCTTTCCTATTCCTAGTAATTAACTTCATATTAATATTTATTTCCAGTTCTCAGGAGCAAAAGGAGAAGTACTCTTTCTCTTTCTGCCTTTACTTTTCTTTATTGAACTCTTAACCTTCTTACTAAAACCTTTAAAAGCAGCAGTTTTTCTTTTAAACCTATCAATTCTTATTTTAGATGATTCAGCCTTAGCCCTTTCAAGTGAACCAACAGCCTTGTTTCTTTCTCTTAATCTTTTAGCTTTAAGTTCTAAACTCTTATTTCTAGCAACCCTTTTCTTTTCATCAACTTTAAATCCGAATACCATTTTTATTTAAATAACCCCATTTTTCCCATTATAGACTTAGACTTTATAGCCCTTTGCCCTTTATACGTGATTTCCTCTAACTCACCACGACTCTTAATTCTTTTGCCTCTTTTCTCAATAAAAACATTCCCTTTCTTATAAAAATTCCCAAGAATACCAATACCATAAAAACGCTTCTTTTTAGCACCAGCAGAAGCTTTAACAATCCTTGTAGATGCACGGGCAGAAGTACCAACAACACTCAAACCTTTATTTAAAGCCTCACTCTCAGAAAAACCAAAACCAGGATCAACAGTAACCCACCTACCAGCCTTACGAACCTGAGCAGAAAACAACCCCCCAAAAGAACGCTTAGAAGACTTACCAAAATTAAAATAAGAAGTTTTACTACTAGTATTGGAAGATGTAACACTCTGACCAGGATAACCACTAACAGGAGAACTAACAGGAGAACTAACAGGAGAACTAACAGGAGAACTAACAGGAGAACTAACAGGAGAACTAACAGGAGAACTAACAACACTAGAACCCGAATTACCAGAAGAAGAACCACCAGAACGACCAGAAGAACCACCAGAACGACCAGAAGAACCACCAGAAGAAGAACCACCAGAAGAACTAATAATATTAATACTAGGACTAACAGGATTAGACCTCTTAGAAACAACAGGAGAAACACCAACAGCAAGATCAACATAACTAGAAGAACCACCAGAAACAGAATAACCAACAGGAGAACCAAAAGAAGAACCACCAGAAACAAAACCAGAACCAGAAGAAACAGGATCAACATAAACAACATTAGTATTAACATTACGAGAACTAGAAACAATATCCTTACTAGTCAATATCTCAACACTAGGAGAAATAGACTCATCAACAGGAGACCTAGCAACACCAGTAACAGCATTAACACTAGAAACAGCATCATCAACCAAACCAGAACCCTTAGAAACCTTACCACCAGTCAAAAGAATAAGTTTACCATTATAATAAGTATATTCCTCAGCTTTCAAAAGCTTCTCAGCAATATTCTTTCTAGCAGCACCAAACTCATAACGAGTATTCTCAGGAAAAACAGCTTCCTCCTCAACAGTACCCCTCTCAAAAAGCTTAGTACCAGCCTTAGTAGTCTTATCCTTCAAAACAAAATCATCAGCAGCAGTATAAGCCTTAGGCTTTATCTCACCGTGACCAATAGTAGACCTCTTAGAAACAAAAGCAGTCTCATCACCAACCCTAGTAGCGTGATAAGTTTTAACACCACTAAAACCAGGTTGACTAAGCACCTCATCAGGTAAAGTCTCAAGATTCTTAAAAGCTATCTCATAACCCTTACTAGTACCAGAACCCTTAAAAGATTCTAACCACTTAAGAGGATTAAAAGAATACTCAGTATTAGAAGTAGAACCAGCAATACGCAAAGGCGAAAGATGACCACCACTAGAAACAAACAAACCAGTATCTTGAACCCCTGCCTCACCAGCAGGACCAGAACGAAAAGAACCAGACTTACCAAACTCAGCAGTTGTAATATGAGCAGCCACCAATTCTTCATCAGGAATAACCTCAGAATAAACACTACTAGGCAAAGGCTTTTCTTCAAACACTTTACCATAAAAACCTTTATTAGTACTAGGTTTCCCAGTATTAGGATTAATACCAGAATCCTTATAACTATAACCAGCTAAAACAACATCATCAGCAGCATCATCAACAACATTTAAAACATTAACATCATCAAATTTATCAAGGTTTCTAGCTGAACTCTCAAAAGCAGAAATAGTCTCAGCAGTACTCTTAGTAGTAGGTAACTTACCAGAACTAGCAAGACTAGCAGGAGAAAACACAGTAGTAGGATCTCTATACTTTAAACCTACTTTAGCAATAACAGTAGTTCCAAGTTTAGCACCAGCAGCAAAAACTTTAGATAGAACAGTAGGCGCAGCTATATTACCAGCAATCTCACCAGCTAGAACCTCAGGAGAATAAGCCGCCTTTTGTACTACATCATCAACTAGTTTAGAAGCACCAGCAGCAACAGCAAAAGGGATAGCATTAATATTAGATTTTAATCTTTGACCAGTTTCACTAGCAGTTAACCCATTCATAGAATAAAGAGCTTTAGGAATATCATAAGTTAAACCTTTTGCTGCAAGAACAGCAACACTAGGAAGATCAATAAAAATAGCTTTAGCACCAGCACCAACAAAAGCAGCAGTTAACCCAGCAGCTCTAGCAATACTAGAACTAGAATCCCTACTTCTCTGACCAAGCTTCATTAACCCAGTGTTTAATCCAGCCTGAAAGCCTTGTTTAGGCGCAGCAGTATAAGTACCAAGAATAGTTTTATCATCAACATACGTACTAGTAATAGCCTTCTCTTTATCAGCAACAGCTTTATTACTACTAGACCTATCTTTATCATTACCTATATTAACTAACGCTGTAGCCTGTTTATTTGCTTTCTCGAGTGCCTTATCAGTTATGGTTTCATCAGAACCAAGAGAAACACTTTGTTTATTCAACCTATCAGTATAACCCCTAACATTACCTTTATCATCTTTAACACTAGAAAAGTATTGTTCAGACTTAACATTAGGATTACGATCATAATACCTCTTAGCTAATTGTTCTTGAGGATTCCAAGTTTTAACATCAGGATCTTGTCTGCTAAATTTTTGCGCTCTAATTCCTGCCTGATCATTACTAGCCTTAGAAGCAGTAACCGCATTAGGATCTTTAACACTTCCAGAAACCTTATTAGCCTCTAATCTTTGTTCAACATTATCATCAGTATTATTTTTAGCCTTAAACTCAGCCAACTCCTTTTCTGCTTTAGAAAGACTTTTACTACCAGAATGATACTTTTGCAAATCAGCAACCCTTCTACTCAAAACCCTTTCCCTAGCAGCATTAGGATCTTTAACACTTCCAGAACCCTTAGACTTAGATTTAGCTTTAGCAACAGTTTTATCATAATCAAGACCAGCTTTCTTATAGATTGCTCTACGTTTAGTATCTTGTTGTTTTTGGAATCTATCCCTAACTTGTTTAGCAGTCATAACCATTTACGAGTACTTCTTAAATAATTTTTTCATTCTAACATTAATATCTTTAGGTGATCCCTTAATTTTATCAACAGGTTTACCGAACTCATCCCAAACCTTACATTTAAATATTACTTTCTTAATATTCTTCATATTCTTTATCCTTCTCATTATCATAAGCTTTAACATCAAACCAGAAAAGTATAGCACCAAATAAACCAGCAATCATTAACAAGAACCCCCAAAGGTGAGAGTTAGCAACCCTATTTAATGCACCTGTACCCTCTTCACTAAAAGCAGTATATACATTTGTTTCAGTTATAGTAGAGGAGTTAACAATTATATCAGTAAAATTAGTACCATCAACAGAGTAATCATATTCACTATAAGTAAATATTGTTGTTTGAGAACTACCAGTTTTATACTCAACAGCATTACTAAGAAGTATTACCCCCAGAGCAAACATAAAAACCCACCCCACGACGATAAGAATATCACTAACCTGAGTATTATAAAAAGTGTAACCTAGAACCAATAGAGTAATCGACAAGATCAAGAATATAGTCCATAAGGTTAATATCATTTATATCACATTATAATTCTTTGTTTAAAAAAAAATAAAAAGGGATCTTCGCCCCTAACTTCTTTTAGTTTAATATAATGTATAAAACATTACATCATCCCGAAAGCAGCACCGATACCATAAACTAAACCGATTACAGATATAAGAGCAGCTAAGATAACCATAGATTTCTCAGCAGCAGTATATGCATCTACATTAACATCCTTAATTGTAGGAATCAATACAGTTGTAGTTACGATAACAGATACAGTTAAACCCATTATTGCTTTTATGAAACTCATTTTATTATTATCACCCTTTATCTTATTAATTTGGAGATTTGTTTATATACTTTCTTAAGGTTTGGTCTGTTTTTGTCTTTTTACTGAAATGCTTTATTTCTCTTTTTGAAAACACTAAAATACAAAAAAGCTAACCCCTACTTCCTATGGAACTACACATTTAAAAAAAAATGTTGGAGTACAGCCCTTCTAACTGCATTATAATTCATACTTATACTTATACTAAGTATTAGTAAGTAGTAGTAGTAGTAGTAGTAGTACAAAAAGTTTCCACACGTTCCATCCGTGAGATACCCCTAAAATTTTGTAGTAATTGTTTTGTAGTGAATGGCTGAGATATTATTATAATGGTGATAGAGGTAATAATAAAAAGTACAAACCTTCATTTCCATTGGAACTAATAGGAAAGTATATAATATTCTTTATATAAAAATGGAATTAAAGATAAAAAAGATTAAATTAAGAAAAATTGGAGACTCATTTCACATTATAATCCCAATGGGATATATAAGAAACGAAGTAATAAACCCAAATCAAACTTATACAGGAACACTAAACATAAAAGAGGTTAATTAAATGGATTCAATGAGAATAAACGTAATGATAAGTATGCCCAACTATATGAAATCATTAACGCTAAGACAAGAAAGGAAACTCTCAGGAATAATAAACAATTTCTTAACAAACTATTTCAAAGAAGATATAAAATACTCTGATCTATTCAATGCAAAGATGGAAGCAGAACAAGAACTACAAGAGGCAGAGAAAAAGGTAACAGAATTAGCATCCACTATAACGATTATAGATTCAAGATTAAAAGAACAGAAACAAGAACAAGATAAAGAAGGTAAGGAATCACTAAGGCAAATAGAAATAAAGGCTAAAGTAATTAAGAACTCAGGTATCTTTGACGATATAGGTATGTGAAATGATAAAAGATAAACCACTAATATTTATAGACACAGTAACAAAGAACTACTATATTAAACATTCAAGAAACTGCGATACTTGTAAGGCAAGACTAGAGGGAGGAGATGCTTTTTTTTTAATAAGTGAGTACTCGAATAACGATAATATAAGTAATGTATGTTGTGTTGATTGTGCTAAAAAATATAAGAAACTTGGTAAGATTACAGAGTTTAGACAAGGATTCATAAATAAGTATTTACCAACAAACGCTATACCTTTTATCTTTAGTAAACCAGAATTAAAAGGTTTTTCAGGAGAGAACGTGTTTACAGCAGCAACGAGCAAAGACCATAAAGGGGTTACTATAAATGATAAAACTAAACTTGCTATTAGAGATGACAACTTTATAGATAAACTAATTGAATCATCACCTAAAAGAAAACTATTAACACGAGGTAAAAAGAATGGAAAATGAACAAAGCAACCAAGAAATAAGTTTTAATAAACAGGATCTAATAACAACGCCTGAACTTATTAAAGCAACCATAACAAGTATAGAACCTAAACTATCAAGAGAAGTGTTTGGCGTAAAAGCAACCAAACCAGATCAACAGGTTATAGTTATACATTATGAAAGTAAAACTTCAAATTTTAAAGGTGATCAAACACTTAATCATTATCCGGTTGGTAAAGTTCCTTCTAAGTCTAAACTAGGAAAATTTATTACTAAATATGATGGATTGAGTATTGGTAAAGAGATAAGCCTATTACAGAATAAAGATGGGTATTATAATATAGTTTTAGAATAATTGTCTTGTGTTTTAGGTAAAGGTTAGGTATTAGAGGTTCGCTTATATGATATATCCAAATTTCTGTAATGTACCTCTCCTCTAATACCTAACCGCCTATAAATATCAGTGAGGTAAAAAGAATGGTAAAAGAAAAGGTTATATTCAAAGATTTGTCAGTATGGTTAAAGATCAGTATTATTATGGGTTGGATTATGGCATTAGAATTTATTATAGCTGTTATATATGGTTTTATTATTGGGGTGATGTTATATTGATTACTAAAGAATATGCAGACAGAGTATTAAACAATGTTAAACATATACTTCTTGATGCAAGATACTTTAAATGCACTGAGACGATGTGCAGAAATATTCAAAAAGTTAGATCAGGTATAAAAAATGGGTTTGATAAAGAAAATTAAAGCAGCAGAAAAATTGATGGATATAAGTAAAGGAAAATATAAGTTTAATAAATGGATTTTTAATATTATGATACTATTAATGTTAGTTATTGTCTTATTTGTGTGGGCTGACTACGATTTTGGCAACATAAAACAACCGCATATATATCTTGCTTGTGAATCTCCAAATTATGTATGTGAGAACACTTTTTATGATCTTTGTAACCCTGAGAGCTACGAGTTTATAGGTGAACAAGATATTTGTTCTAAAGTTGAACCTGAGATATATGAAAAAGAGTTTTTGTATGAAGGAGAATCAGTTGGTATTAAACCTTCTTGGCTAGCTGTTAATGCTGGTACATTATTTATTATACTAATATTTTTAGCTTTTATTATTAATCATTTTATTATGAATAAAGATTATAAGTTTAGGGTGGAAGATGGAAAATAATGTTATTGGTTTTAGAATTGAAGGTCACACATCTAAAGGGGTTTTAAGTATTAAAAAAAATGCTAGAATACCTTTCCTTATGCGTACGCTTATTAGTAGTGATGTTATGAGTGAAAAACCGTTTGTTGTCGAGATAAAGCTTAAGTCTAAGCTTTTTAAAAAGAGTAGGAAAGACTCTGTTAAGAAACTAGTTATAAGTAGTGCTGAAAACTTATCCGCTGCTATTGACGTGGAAATGATTAATTCTGGTTGTGTTGATGGATTAGACTATTCTTTAGAGGTGTTAAGAGAATGAGTAAAGATAATATTGATGATAATGATTATGTTCCAGAAAGTCAGTTAGAATTATCAATGATTTATACTAACCCTGTGTGGGGTAGTGATAAGGAAACAAATCAGAGCTTTAGGGATAGAACAACTAAACACACTCAGTTTATTAATAAAGATACTGGGGAAGTTATTAAGGTTACAGAAGATAGATTATGGGAAGGGTTACAGTTTTTTACTAGGGATCTTAGACTTGGAAATCTTACTAGTTCCGAGATTAAGGTTTGTGAGTACTATCTTAATCTTGCTGGTGATTTTTTGAAAGAAAGGTTTGTAGATGCTTTTGTTGTTTGTCTTACTAGGGTTGCTAGTGTTGTTGAGTTATCACAGAGTAGAGGTGGGTTTCTTCGTAAGAGACTTAACACGTTTACTAAAGAGAATAGAGAGAGTTTTGAAACGCCTAAGAAGAAGGGTATATTTCATTCAGGAACTAATAAGAATTATGGTTAACGAGGTAAATAAATAAAATGGAAGCTTTATATTATTGGATTATAATTGTATGTTTAACGCTTGGCTTACCGATATATTTTAGTAATTGGATCACTAAGGGTATGTTATTTAAGTTAATGAAAGTGTTTGCTAGTAGAGGACAGAAACTCTTGGTAGAGGTTATTCACCCTATACAGAACTATTACGTTATAGGAAAGGTGCAAGAGGGTTACCTTATTGTAAAGGATAGGGCTACTAAAGCTGCTAAGGAAGCAAAAATAAAAAGGATCAATGTTAATACTGGTGACGTGTTCAGGAGTATGGGAGTTAATTGTTTACGATATGATGAAACAGGTAACAGAATTGTTAGACCTGACTTCTCTACTGTTTCTGGGTTCGATGCTATTAAGCAAGAGAATCTTTATATAAGGGCTTTGTATGATCCTAAGACTGGTATAAGGGAAAAGTATCAGTTATACATTCTTGTTGCTATTGGTCTTACGTTGGTAATAGTTGGTTTGATTGCTTATAACCAGTCTGTTATGGCTGAACAAGTGCTTAATATATCTAAGCATATCACTACGGCTATTGCTACTGTTCCGGTGGTATAAATAATGGTACTTGTTGGTTATGTTATAGAGAAGGATGAGAAAGCTTTTAGTTATTTTGCTAGGTTTGTGCAAGTCTTTAAAGGTGTTAAGGCTCATCCTTTTAGTAAGAAGAAATTGTTTAATAGTTTTGATTATAAGATTAAGGTTTTTGGTGATAGGATGGTTTTTGTTTTCTCTGGTAGTATAACCGCTTTTAGTTTTGTTAGGTACTTATTATGGTATGCATTGATAACAATACTTTTAGTATTCGTTTTTCTTGGTGGGGTACTATCTCCTTTACTAAGAGATGTTATGTTTTTATTGTTTGGTATTAGTGTTTGTGTTATGGGTGTTTTTTATGTTCTTGACTCTGCTACTTATTGGTGGGGTAGTACCGAAAGAAGTATGAATAAAAAAAAGTTTGGTTTAAAGGGTTTTAAGAAAAGACTTTTATCTAGTAAAGAATTAGTTGATTGTTTTGTTTGGGATAATAAACCTTTGTTTAAGAAAGAAGTTAGGGTGTTAGAAAATTAGTGAGTCAGTTGTTCATAAATGGTTTAAGAATCAGAGAGCTAAGGGGATTGATAAAGCTTATACTATCAGAGAAGTTTATAAGGCTTTAAGGCTTACTGCTGATAGTCGTTGCATCGAGACTGTTTGGTTTCAGATATCTAAGCTTAGAGAAACTAGGGTGTTAATTAATACGCTGTCTATACCTATTAGGTATAGGCTTAAGAGTTATAACGAGGAACAAGAGTAAAACCCGACTATAGTCGTGCTTTAGTTATTTATAAACAAGTTATTAAAATTAATTCATTACTGGGGAAGGAAAGCTTGAAGCGATAGGGAAGAAGTGATAAAAAATGAGACAAACTGATGAAAATACTACTCAATCACCTGGTTTAATACTTAAACTAAACATATTACAGAAAAGGGATGATGTTTTGACCGCTATTGGTTCTTACTATAGAAGTCAAGGGCATAAGAGAAGCACAAAGACTAGGGTTAAGGCTAATGCTAAGATATTATTATTAGAATTAAAGCCTGTGCTTAGTAGGTTAAAGAATTGGGATAAGATAAGTAGTGTAGTTAATAGCTTTGATCAGTTAAGAGTTCTTGTTGATAGTAATGATGTTGAGGAAGTGATAACAGGGTTTGAAATAATAGATTTAGTACTTGATGAAAAAAAGTTAACTGCTTGGGATAATAGAAAGCCTCTTGATACTTTCGATATTGAAGCAGAGAACAGGGCTAACCACGTTTAAAATGGAACTAGGAAATTATTGCATAAGTACAATGACCCCTTTCAGTAATAATATTATAGTTGATAACCTTAAGAAGATGAAAAAAAGGGTTACTAAAAAGAATCTTGCTAGTGTTCTATTAATAGATGGCGGACTTGGTAAGGGTAAGACTACTACTGCTGTTCAGATAGCAAGTTTTTTTCAGGGATCACCTATTGATTTAAAGAAGCAGTTGGCTCTTGGTGGGGGAGAGTTAATGGATAAACTTATGATCTGCAATAAGGAGAAGTTGCCTGTTCTTATTTATGATGAAGCTTCTGACTTTAATAGGAGAGGGGCTTTATCTAAGTTTAATGCTGATATGAATAGGGTTTTTGATGTTTGTAGGTCTTTTAAGGTTATAATAATACTTGTGCTGCCTTGTATTGTTGCTCTTGATAAGGATATATTGAATAAGGGTATCGTGAGATTGCTTATTCACGTTGCTGATAAGTCTGTTAACTATAATCTTTGTTGGGTTTACTCTGCTTATAGGGCTTCTTACTTGTTGAGAGATCTTAGAGATACTAAAAAAACTCCTGTTATCGGTAAGGCTTATACTAAGACCCATCCTAATTTTGACTTTAGGACTTATAATTTGACTAAGGAACGTGCTAAGGAGTTAGAACGTTTTAGTACTGAATCTAAAAAGAAGGTTTTGCAGACTAAGGTTTTTAGTAATAATGGTTTGCTTAACTCTAAGCAGTTGGCTGAGGCTTTGGGTATGAGCAAGCAGTGGGTTAGTCTTACTGTTGGTAAACATAATATTGCTTGTAAGGTGTTGCATAATAAGGTTAAATATTTTGATGCTGACGTTTTGACCACGTTAAAGGGTTATGTTAAGAATAAGAGGAATGTTGAGCCTGGTAAACCTGAATCCTATACTTAAAGGTTTTAGGTTTTGATTATATTGTTTGCTTATTTTACCAAAAGCTTTATATATAACCTGTATGTATATATAGAATATACTCACAAAGAGTATAAAAGAGGTAAAAAAAAATGAGCATAGACAACCAAAGAATCAACCTAAACGAGCTAATGAATATAGGAATAAGCAAAGGCATAACAAAAGTAACAACCGAAAGAACATATTATAATTAAACTTTTACAACTTTTAAAGAAAAGTCTCAATAGGTGAGTTAATGGAGTTAAAAAGTAAAGGAAAACATATAAAAATGAAAGTAGCTATATATTGTAGAGTTTCAACTCAGGATCAGGATTTTAACAAACAAGAGGCAATTTGTAAAGCTTATTGTGAATCTAAAGGCTGGGAAATTTATAAAGTATATAAAGATATGATTAGTGGTGCTAAAGAATCAAGACCAGAATTTAATAAGCTTCTGGATGATCTTAGGCATTATAAGTTTAGAATGGTAATGGTTACCAAGCTAGATAGAATGGGAAGATCACTTAAACATTTAATAAGCCTGTTAGATGAGTTTAAATCTAAAAAAGTAGAGTTTGTAGCAACTACCCAAAACATTGATACTAGTAGTAGTATAGGACGGTTACAATTACAAATATTGGGGGCTTTTGCAGAATACGAGAGAAATATAATAAGCGAAAGAACTAAAGAAGGATTATTATTTGCTAAGAATGTTGGTAAGCGTGGTAAAGATAAAAAACAAAGAAAAATGAGAGGAAAACTAAGAAAATGAAAAAAATAGTATTAGAAAACGGAAAA